TAATATTCCAACCAGTAACAATGTCTATATCTTGTTTAGACCAGAATGAAATAAATTCTTGAAGTAAATGTAATTCATTTTCACATTCAAAATATTTAACATTATTTCTATGGATTTTATATTCACCACAACCAAAAACATAATATGTTCCTTTAAGAGAAACAGTAATTGCAGTAACAGGTTCTGGCGCAGTTTCGGGGTTAGGAAATCCATTTTCTGAACCAGTTTCAATATCAATATTTGCAATTATTATTTTGCTTAAATCATATACAATTTGATCAGGAAAATTATCTGTAATAAAAGTATAATGATAATTGGTATTTCCATAAATTTGAAAATTATCAATACCTTCATATTTTTTTATAAAATCTCTGGTTTCTCTAATATTGCCACATTCAACAGGAGCAAGATAGTTTCCTTCAAGAGTTTTATATTCTGTGGGTTTTGGTGAGTTAATGAATAAGGTTGGATTATAATCTAATTTTTTTTTGAAGTGAATACCGTTAGAATCTATTCCTCTGTAATAGATTTTACCACCCCAATTTTGAACGTTTGTATAAAAAGTCATTTAGTGAATTTATAGTGCCAAGTTTTATCGTAATTACTCCCCAAGTTATCTAAATTAGTATAACACAATAGGATGTGTTTGTCAATCCATGTCTTTTTATGAGTAAAGGCATGAAGTCCAAATAATAGTTGTAAATAACATTTCCAGAAAATTGCTTTTAAGGCTTCCATGGCAAATACTTGCCCTTTGTGTGTTTATTAATTATTATAGAACTTTTGCGACCTGTTCCATCAGCTTTATAAGAACAATGAACCCAACCACTATTGGGATCACCTTGTGGATCAAAATATTCTAAAATTAATTGATCATAATCAAGATTTTTATAACACCACGTTGCTAATTCTGCATTAGACACGCCATTAATCTCAAAATCCGCGGCCTCCCCTTTTGCATGTTGAGATTTTCCAGAACTTCCTACTGCTTCACACAATTTAACTGATCTATATCCAGAATTGATTCTTACCACTTTTCCAAAATGATCTCTTACAGGTTGCAAAATATTATTACAAACATTTGTTAAATTTACTATTTGTTCTATATTGGGAGTATTGTCTATATTTTTTCTAATAGCAGTATCAGAAAAAGTCATTTCTTTGAATGAAAAATTTTTGGTAAGTTTCATTGTATTTAATCCTATAAAAAAAAGGAGGCCACAATCATGGCCTCCCTTATCGATTTAAGTTGTTATTGTTTTTATACAACTTTGTGATCAACTACTTTCAAATTTTCATCAATAATGTCAATTTTACGAGGTCTTTTTTCCTCAGGAATAACTCGCTCCAACTCAATTTTGAGCAAGCCATTGAACAAATCTGCACCCTTCACAATGACATCATCAGCGATGTTAAATCTTCGGGTAAAAACTCGTTTGGCGATTCCATGATGTAAATAGTCATCACCTTCATTTTCTTTTGGCACGGATTTTACTGTAAGTGTGCCCTCTGTTAGTTCTACATCTAGGTCGTCTTTTGTAAACCCTGCTAAGGCGAGTTCGATTACATAATTGTATTCACTCACTTTCCGGATATTATAAGGCGGATATGTTTCGCCTGAACCACCCGAATTAAAAGCATCATCAAATAGACGATTAAAAAAAGAATCAAATCCCACGGATGTTGAAAGTTGGCGATTTAAGTCTGCTATAGTTTTTGGTACTAAATACATATTGTCTCCTATATTAGCGAGATTAATTATATTCCTCCGCATAAGCCAGAGGATGTTGCTACATGCAACGGATGAGATGCAATTGCACTCTCATAAGATCCATTATACTCTTATATATATAATTTGTCAAGGGTTTGATTATAAATCTTTTCTATTTTTTCTGATTTATCGTATTTCAATTCATCATATTTTCCATCTTTTTCAACCCAATGATAAAAAGAATATAATGTTTTATTTAATGTTGGAACAACTCTACCATGAGAATTTTTTACTCCCTCATAACAAAGACTTACTCCTTTTTCTGTTATAAATTCATCTTCTAAAACATATATTTTCCATGGATTACCATAATGACAATGAGATACAGTAATTTCACATGCTTCCCTATCTGTATGAACATTTAATTTACTTCCCTCAAAATACATTCTTGTAAAACAAAAAGAAGGTATTATTTTTTTATTTAGAATTTTTGAAACATGAGGTGTAATTTTTAAATGAAAAATCATCGATAGATAATCACAATAAAAATCATATCCTGTATAACCGAGATGTTCAATTGGAATCGTTTTTAAAGATGATGTAAGACTTTGAGCATTTTCAACTTTATGAGAAAAATAATTATAAATCAAATCATCATCTATCATATCTTTCAAATCAATAATCATTGTCCTGTAGAACCAAATCCACCATCTCTATCTGTTTTTTGTTTTGGTCGTGTATTTGTAATATCAATCTCAAAACTTTCTGTTTTACGCAATTCTGCTTGTACAATTCTATCACCATGATTAATTTGAATAGAAGTATTTGATACATTTATCATAATACAGTTGCATTCTTCTACATAATCTTCATCAATAATCCCCACATTATTTGCAGTAATTAACCCTTTTTTCAACGCATTACCTGAACGAGGATGAACTTTAATATAACAGCCCACAGGAATGTCAAAGATTATACCCGTAGGAATTAAATATCTCCAACCAGGTAACATAAGTAAACAATTATTTTTTATGAGGATTTCTTTTTTGTGATTAAACTGATTATATGCTAATACTTTTGTATGTGATTTAAGGTATGCTTTCAAATCAAAACAAGCTGATTTTTTAGTTGCTAACGATGGTATTTCAACATCATCATATAAACAGTAAATTTTTAGTTTTTGTTGTAATTCAATTGAATCACTCATTACGATTTTTTGCCAATATTATATTTCGGAGTTAGTGTCCATTCTTCTTTTTCTGAAAAAGATAGAATTTTTAATTGATTTAAAGGTAAAATTGGGTCTTTTGTTTTTTCTTCATCCACTAACTTAACAAGACTCCATTCCTCTAAAAGATTTGATATCGTATTTCTTCTAGCAATATCGGTATCTGAAAAATTATAAGGTTTACCGTCAAGAGCAAATAGTTCTTTAAAGTGTACTATATAATATTTACTTTGTTTATGTAAAATGTGGCAAGACTGATAAAGAGTTTTTTCTTTTCTACTAGCAACACCAATCCTGGTTAGTGTTTCTTTTACTTTTAGAAAATCATCGGGTTCTTTTAAAGTGATCTCTACCATTTCGCCGATATCATACATCATTTAATTCCTTTCACCGCCTGTATTTAATTTTTCTTTAATTTGACTCAGTTCTTTCGTGGAATGCAAAGGCAAAACCTCTTTAGCTCTTTGTAAATTATATCCATAATATTCTACGATCACCTTGATGTTTTCGTCTTCCTCGGGTTTCATCCACTTAGGAAAGCGTTTGTTTCGTCTGATTGTATTTATTAAATAGTCAAATTGAAGTTTCTTATCAGCATTGGGCCGAATATTCATTTCATTCGCATAAAGGACTGTATCCATTGTATAAGATAGCCCCTTATTGACAATGTAAGGGAGGTATTGTTTTTCAACCTGATGATCAATATCATCAATCATCAGGTTCTTTTTACCATAATTAATATCGTTTAAAAAATCAAAAGGAGTCATAATCTCTTATTCTCATATAAATTGCTATATAATTGATTATTATCATAACTATCTATAAAAGCCTCATCCCAGCTTTTTACTACTGTAAAATCTTGTGATATATGATACAATTTTCTATTAAGTAAATCGGCACCGCAATTCCAAGCATGACCAGCATAAAAGAAATATTTAGAATTAAGAATAATAGTATTATAATATGCTTCAAAATCATCCCATGATAATTCACTAATACTATGTGTCCCAATACATAGATCAAATTTTTCATGAATTATAGAAGAATAATTGTAAGCAGAAATAAAATTTATTTTACTTAAATCTTTAACTTCATGACTAAGATACCAGTTTTGAAGATCGGATACAAAAGGCAGATCAATAATATTCCATTTATCAAAATTTATAATAGAATGATTTAATCTATATAAATTTCCAAATCCTCCGCCAATTTCTACGATATTTTTTATATCTTTACAATAAGAAAAAATAAATGTTGAAAAAAATATATGTCTGCTATCAAGGGCGTCTATATGTGTCCATTCAAATTTTTCTCCATAGCCCAAATCTGATTTTGGTACACCAATATATTTTGCAAATAAAATTCTATCTTGATGATATGCGTATGAAAAATTAAGCCAGTCTAAAGGACCTTCACCCAAAACAAAAGAATATATATCTTTTCTTTCTCTAAAATTGCTAAAATCAAAATTTTCAATATAATGGTCTTCCTTATCTTGGAAGAGCGGTTTATATCCATCCATAAAAATTATTTTGGTGGTACTAGTTTTTTTGGTCTTGATGAAACATTATACAATGCATCAGTATTAACAGGAAAAACCTTTAATGTTACATCCACTTTTCTAAATCTCTGTTTTCGTATAATAGTTAAAGTAATCGTATCACCTATATTATATTTGTATATTTCATCTGAAAACTCTAATCCACTATTAGTCATCACATCATTAATTGCGATAATAGTGTCAAATGCATTTAGACCTTTCGGAAGATCAACATCTGGTCTTACAAATATTCCAAACGTATTCGGAATAAATTCTTTTTTAAGTTTGGGAAACTCTTTTATTATTTTGTTTCTCTGCTTTTTCAGAAGCAATGGCATAATCATAATACCAACTGCTGGACGATCAACTCTTCCATTAATTTTCATAGATTCAAGAGATTTCTTTGCTATATCACCTCTAATTGCTAAACCAACTCCTGCATTTTCAGAAATTCTAGAAATAATTAAAGAATTGATTCCTACAATCTCCCCCCTCATATTCATGAGAGGACCGCCAGAATTTCCTTTATTTATTGATGCATCAGTTTGAATCGCTTTGATAAAAGGATGTCTTGAATATCTTTCAGTACTAGAAATAATTCCTTTAGTTACAGTCCACACCATACCCATAGGATGTCCTAACGCAAAAACATCTTTTCCTGATTTTATATTTTCTATATTTTCTGCAAATTTAAGATATGGAATAGGTTCTTCTTTTCCCAAAACTTTAATTAATGCTAAGTCTGCAAGTGGATCGAGACCTATTACATTTACTTCATAAATTTGCCAATCTTCTTTATCATGATAGTATAATCTGAGATAATTTTGATTATAAATACAATGAAAATTTGTAAGAACATGTCCAATATCATCAACAACTACTCCAGAACACAAACCCGTTTTAGATGGATCTGTATCTGGATCAACATTAGGGCTCATAGACAGCAATACTACTGACTTTTTTACCCTTTCAATAACTAATTCAAAATTAGTGCTATCTTTAGTTGCAATTTCTGTAGCTGATATGTTAATCGGCACATATGAAAAAATAATAAAAAAACATATCAAGCTATAATACTTGATGTTTTTCATTTTTATCCTTGAAAAATTGTTTCTGGAAGCCCCTCTAATTCTTCTTCTTGTTGGTCTGGTAATGACTCTTGAGAATTTTTAGGTTCTCCATCTAATGTTTTTGTTGAATTATCTGTTGGTATTGTTATTGTTTTAAGTTCTGTATTTTCTAAAATCTCAAAAAAAGATGGTAAAGTTTTTTCATCTTTAACACATTCAAATGCCTTATTCATGAAAAGAGTTCCGATAAAATTTTGATCCCATACTCTTTTACGATATTCTTCTATTTCATATTCTGCTCTAATTCTATCCAAGACACAAAAACAATGTTCTATCATTTGTCTTTGACTCTGCCAAGTTGGAGGTTTTCCTAACAAGGAAGGAATACTTAATACTATCCATCTTATAGTTCCTTGATAACAAGCATTTGTTGTATCATATATTAATTGTGATGTCCAGTTTTTTAATATTACATCTGGTCTCGGATCAACAAATATTGTTTTGTTATCCTCTGCCCTTATGGAACTTACTGCCCAGACAACCAACATTATAAAAATTAATAAACCATTTCTTATATAAATATCTGTTTTCATTATTTATCTTCTAAATAAACTGGCATTCTACCATAATTTCTACAAGACATGCGACTAAATTTAATTCATGATCTGCCGCAAATGCTGATTTATATTGAGAATCTGCCAAAATTAATACTAATTGAGGTAACGAAGTTGATTGTATGTGTTTTTCTGCAATGTCATATATTTTTCTGTAAACTTTTTGTGGATCATTATCCAAATTATTAACAACCCATTTACGCACCTCGTTAAATTTTTTGTCTTTCATGTATTTCATAAGTTCGGCTAAATCTAACTCTGTAACTTGAGACAGTATTCCCGAATCTATGCTACCATATTTTGAATATTTTTGGAGTTCGTTTAATACTCGGCGATAATCGGGAAAGTGTTTCATTAACACTTCTGCGACCACTTTCTTATCATAATCTACTTTTTCTTGATCTAGGATGGTATAAAGTCTTTTTCCGAAATTCGATCCAACATTTAACTTCTCTTCTTTATTTATACGAAAATCAATTGTTTGACATCTGGAATGAAGAGGCTCAATAATTCGATTAATATAATTACATGTCATTATAAATGAACAATGTTTTTCGAATTCTTCAATAAAAGACCTTAAGGCGGGCTGGGTAGATTGGGGATTTAAATAATCTGCTTCATCAAGTATAACAACTTTTCTTTTACCATCAAAACTGACAGTTGATGCATACCCTCTAATTTTAGTACGTAAAACATCAATACCAGATTCTTCAGAACCATTTATCATAAGAAAATCACACCCCACTTCATTGCAAAGTGCTTTCGCCACGGTCGTTTTACCCATACCAGGACCGCCAGAAAGAATCATATTAGGAATACGACCTTCTAATGATATCTGTTGAAAAAGTGTTTTTATTCTATCAGGAAGTATACATTCTTCAATTGTTTTGGGTCTATATTTTTCAACCCATAAAAAAGATTCACCAAACATTTATTAACCATAATATAAATTAACCTTCATATATAGAATTTGCAAGCTCAATAGCAACAAAATATTCTATAACATCATCTGAACTCACAAATTTTGATAGTCCCTTACTTGATAAAGAAACATTATAATTTTTAGACATTAATTTTGTAATATTTTCAAATTTGAAAATAAATTTAAAATTCTTATCAGTTTCACCAACTATTTGTTCAGAAGAAGTTTCATTAGTTTGAGAATCTAATGCTGTAATAGTTATATCAGTACCATTACCTATAATGCCTATTTCAGGCAATGAAAGAACACTGGCCTGTTTAATTGAAAAGTCCAAAGCATTCGAATCAAGAACAAAACTAACATCTTCAGTAGGAAGATGTATTTCTTTCCCTTCAGGGGGTCTCACAACAAGTTCTGGATCACACATCCAATATTTAACATTTCTTTGATTTTTCTTATCCTCAATAAGAATATATTTTTCTTCAAATTCAACTTCAGGATATTCAAACAAAGAATAAGAACCGAGCATTCTTGTTATGTCATATATACCAAAATTCCTTGGTATTTCTTCTATAATATTTGCTTTTGCTAAAATTGCTTTAGTGGGAGCAACTGTTCTAATCTTTTTCCCTTTTTCAAAGAAAATGCCACTATTAATATTAGCAAAATTTTTCAAAACCGAAACGGTTTGATCACTTAATTTCATAATAATACTCCATTAATTGTTTAATCATCATTATACTATATTTAATAAAATATGTCAACTTTTTTTCTTTTTCTTCTTATTTCTTAATGCTTTTCTTCTTTCTTTCCTAGTTGATTTCTTCTCTTCAATCTGTTCAATACTTTGTACTTTCTCTGCTTCTTCAGTCACTTTCATTCTAGCCGCTCTTAATTTTTGAGACTGTTCCATATGGGCCTTAGCAAGTTCATTGGAAGAATCTATTCTTCCAAGATCAGACATTGAACCATCAAACACATATGTTCCAATATGACCAAGTTTCATCCAAGGACATAAATGTATAGGAATGTCTATATGTCTTGCTAACTGACAAAATGCATAATCTTCTGAAAGATACCTATCAGATTTATTTGATGCACCCATTGGCATATAAGATTCATTATCAATAACCGTATCAAAATATGCATGAATATATCGATCCCCCGAAAATTGTTCAGAACGATTATGATCTGGTTTGTAATGAAACTGAGGATAGGCATCTCTCCATTTATCAAAAACATTCCTTTGAGCCATCATAAAACCAGTTCCAATTTCTAAAACTTTTACTGGTTCATTTATCTTTAATTCTTTAGTTCCATGAACAGGATTAAATACAAAATCACCTACAAATTTTTCTAATTCAGATGGATCTTTATCAGCAACTCCAGCATCGACTGCTTGTACAATTTTTTCCCAAGCAATGCATTTCTTCCCATAGGGACCACCGATAATGGGCTTATCATCATCACATAATGCGGCAAGAGACAAAACATCTCTTGGATCAAAATGAATATCAGCATCAATAAACATTAAATGTGTAAAGCCTTCTGCTCTTATAAATTCATCAACTAAATAATTTCTTGCTCTGGTGATAAGGGATTCATTAAATATGAAAAAGAATTTACATTCTATTCCATAATTTGCACATAATGTTGCAAGGTCAATACATGCTTTTGTGTACATTCCGAAACATTGCCCACCATACATTGGTGTTGCAACAAAGATTTTCTTCTTTCTTAATTCTTCAACTTTAACTTCAATTTGCATTATTTCTCCATATCCAAATACAAAAATAGAGGATAAGAATTTATTCCCTATCCCCTATTTAGACTGTCAATTAAAAGGGCGTTTCTTGATCTTCGTTAGATGATGTTTCTACCGATGAACTAGATTCTTCATTTGCAATATTTTCCTCAAGAGCATTTTCTCCTTCTTCAGCAGGAGTATCGTTAGGATTGACAACCTCAGCATCAACTTTGCTGTACAGATCAAGAAAAGCTGATTTTGTTTCTTCATCAAAACGATTAACACACATCTGAATGGATTTCATTTTATCTTTAAAAATAGCATACGCATTACAAATATGAACCAATCGGCGAGTAGCAATGATTTCATCAACACCACCATCATAAAATGTTTTACGAATAATATCCGCCCAATTTGTAAGTTTCTCAACGAATTCTGTATTTTCACAACCAAGAGAAGCAAGAACTGAATTGAGAATTTTTTTCTCAACTCCTACACTAGGATATTCTTGTTCCATAGTAATTGCAAATCTTTCAAGAAATGCTTCATTAAGAATATTTGTTCCGATAAATCGACCGTCATCAGAACCTTTTCCTTTAGTATTTGCAGTAGCAAAAATATTAAAACCACGAATAGGACGAATCCATTGATTTATCTTTTTAATAAAAATTCCCTTACCTTCAAGAACAGGTTGCAAACACATAATTTTATTTGATGCAAGATCGACTTCATCAAGAAGCAGAATAGCACCTCGTTTCATTGCTTGAATAACTGGACCATCTTGCCAAACAGTTTCACCATCTTTCAAAAGATAGTGACCAAGCAAATCATCTTCATCAGTTTCAATAGTAACGTTAACACGAAACATTTCACGATTAAGTCTTGCACATACTTGTTCAACCATGAATGTTTTACCATTACCAGAAAGACCTGTTACAAAAGTTGGATAAAAAATTCTCGATTTGACAATCGATTCAACATCTTTACAATGTCCAAATCTGACAAAATGAGAATCTTTATCTGGAATAAAAGATTCGGTTTGTACGGGAAATGGAATCACTTTAGATTCCTTTTTTTCTTCGACATTTTCACTAACAACTGTTTGCGCTAATGCACTTTTCACAGAACCATCAAGTTGGGGGACACGATATACACCTCTAGCAACTTTATATGTTTCATTTTTCTGCAACCACGCAGTACTCACACCAAGTTGTCTTCCAATTGCTTTCAATTCCGGACGAGAAATTTCGTCTTCATAACCAGCATCAATAACAGCTTGAACAAGAGCCTTTTGATTCACGTTCATATTTTCTCCATAATATAATTAATAAAAAATGAAAGATGAAATAAATTCGCCGCCACTAAATTACACCGTTGCAGGCACCAGAACATTTCCAGAAGGAAACCATTTGCGAACTTCCTCCACCTTTCACTACTATTATCTCAAATTCTGGCAATAGTGTCAAGTCAATTCTTGGTCTAAATCCATTTTTTTTACTTCTTCCCAAGTTCCATCTCCTAATTGCTTTACTGTAATTGCTGGTTCTTTTTTATTCCATTCTTCGGGAGAAATTAAAGATAATTTTTCATCTTCATATAAAAAATAATGTCTTTCTTTTACAATACGAAATGGAATATTGACTTTTTCATGTATTCTTTTTGTTAATTGAACTCGATCCATGATTTCTTTTGCTTGTTTTACTAGAAGATTTGCATGTTCTTGCAGTCTATTTATTTCTTTATGGGCAGATGTTTCCATTGCTTTAAGCAATTGGGAATCTGTTAAAGATTTTTCTGTTAAGATTTTTTGTATTTCTTTATTTTCATTATCCCATATAGGATTATCAATTGTCATGATTCATGCGACCATTTCTGCAAAACTTTTCAAAACAATTCTGTTAGTAAGTTTGCGTTTATTGAAATTTTTAAATGCTTTAGTCAATTGGCTTTTTGAAGCATCTTCACTAACAACAAAATCTTCATTTCCAACATTCAAATCTTCACCATCTTTAATGTAATACAATTTATCATAACCAAGATAATTTGAAGCAACATATGACTTCTCTCTTTTCCAAAGTTTTAAAATTTCAGCAGAAGTTGGAGCATCCTTTGTACCCCAGGAAATATCCTGACTTATGTATTTAAATCTTCTTCCAGTTAAGAAAAATCCCAAAACATTAACTTTACATCGATCTTTTAAAATTTTATAAAAAGTAGTAGTAGACATTCCACTTCGGCGACCTCTGGAATTATAAGTTTTTTTACTGACAGGATCAACATAATATGTGTCTCTTCCTCTACTATCAAAATATTCTTTATCCAGTTCACCGTCTTCATTAGCTTTCCAATATCGAGTATTAGTATGGGATTCACCATCAGTAAGAAAAACTGCATTTACAATTTGTACACGGTTTTTCTTTTGAAATTCAGGAACTACTTCTAATGCCGCAATAATTGCCGCATCAAGAGGAGTCCCACCCAACTCAAAATGATATGGATTTGCATATCTAAAATCATAATAATAATCAGGAACATATTTCATCTTCAATTGCATCATAGATTGCATAGCATAATTCATTTCTGAAGTTGACATTGAACTACTGAAAAGATTCATTAAATGCAAAGTAGAATTAGAGATCATATGCTTTTCTTTTTGAAAGAAAACTCTTTCACTTTGTTTTTCTACCGACTCATCTTCATTCAGTTTTTCTCCGTTTCCGTTCATTGTCCTAATACTACGATCAGTAAAAGCATACACCTCAAAAGGAATATTTACTTTTTTACAAAACAGAACCAAATTCAAAAGTTGATCAATAGTACCAGCTAAATTGGAGTGCATAGAACCAGACCAATCTATGAATAAAACAAGACCATGATCTTTTCCAGAAGCAATAGTTGCAACTTTTTTGAAAAGATTATCATTATATTTGTAAGAATGAATCGAAGACATATCAAGCAAACCAGTTTTTGAAATGCTGGTCCTTTTA